GGTGTCGCGCAGGCCGTTAGCAGCAGCATGGGCAGCAGCGTAATCAGCACGCAGTTTCGTTTCGCGGACAATGGCGGCATTTTGGGCCTCGTGGAGTTGTGACATTAAAAATAGCTCTTTGCTGCGCGCCTGCTGCTCGGCGGCGAGGGCGGATTGCATCTGCACGGCACGGGCGGCGTCCCATTTGTCTTGCACCTGGTCACGGCCGGTAAAAATGCCGGTGACGAAGGCGCCAGCGATAAAGATGGCGACGGCGGCGAGCTGGTAGAGGTAGGGGCTCAGCATTCCAGCACCTCGCGCGCGCGCTGGTAATGGATCATGCGATCGGCCGCACCGTTTTGCCCGCCGTTGATACGCAGGGTGATGCGGGTGAAATCATTTTCATCGGCCAGGGCGTTGAGTTTGTTGGTTTTCCAGAACCAGGCGGCGGAGCGGCAGGCCGGGGTGACAGACTCAAGCAGCTCGGGCTTGGCGAGAAGGGTCTCGGCTTGGCCGTAAAGTGCCAGGGAGCAGAGGCGGTAGTTGTTGCGACCGGTGATCTGGATCAGCCCCCTGCCCTTGTAGCGCTTGCCATCGCCGGCCATGGTGTTGCCGAGGTCTTTGCGGTATTCGTAAGCCGCACCGCTGGCCCGCTCGCGCACGTAGCGCAGGCAACCGGATTCGTGCGCCAGTTGGGCGAGGAAGGCGGCTTGGCGGCGCGGGGTGTTGATTTCGTACTCCGTCATTGCGTCATTGAGCGGGACGAGGTAGAGCGCCACCCGTGCTGGCTCGGCATAGCGCATGATTTTGGCGAGTTGCTCAAGCGTAATCACGGCGCACTCTCTCCCATTTTTTGCGCGAGCCGAGGCGGCGCTCGCCGAGCAGGTAGCAACTGATGCCTATGGCGCCAAAGACGGCTGGCCAGGGCGGCACATCGCCCAAGATGATAAAGAGCAGCGCGGCGGCAGCGCCGACACAGAGCGCCCACAGGCCGAGGCGCAGGAGCAGCGGCGCGCGGCAGTCCATGCGGTTGATGTTCGGCTCGGTGAGGATGATGATGATGACGCAGGCGACGAAGCCGGCGCCTTGCTGCAAGAGAGTGGCGATCATTTGACGGCCTCATCAAGTTTTTTGCGGGAGAGCAGCATCAGGCCGGGGCCGACGATGGCCATGGCGAGAAAGCCGATGACCAGGGCGACCGGGAATTGTAGGACATCGAGCGGCAAGCCTGGCGGCGCCCCGGGTAGCTCCTGGACGCTGTAGGCGGTGACCGGTGCCAGCCAGGCAGCGACGAGGGCCGACATGACGGCGGACAGGCAGCGCTTGAGCAGCGGTTGCGGCTCGCCGTAAAAGAGCGCCCACAGCCCGCCGGCCAGGCCGGCGATGAGCAGGCTGGGATGCAGGCCTGTGGCAATGCCAAAAATCGTCAGGCCCATGGCGCTGGCGATGACGGCGGCGGTTGATGTTGCTGGTTCGGCCATGCTTTCCCCCCTTTTTAAACGTCAGCCGTGACGCGCACGACGTTGGTGCCATCGCTGTAAACAATGGCGCGCTTGCCGGCAGCTACCGTGATGCCGGTGCCAGTCGCGCCGATGAATTGCAGACCGAAGCCGCCCGTGGTGCCGTTGAATACTGTCCATTGCTGCGCAGCGAGCGGGACGACGATATTGCGCGCGGCGGTCAGCGTGCCGGTGAATTGGAGGATCTGATTCCACGCCTCGGCGGCGGTCAGTGTGGTATTGGCGTCACTCAGCACCTTGGCCAGCTTTCCGGTGGCAGGCGGCGCTTGCAGGCGGTAGTCGGTGTAACTGGTGACCGTTGAGGCACCAGCAACGACCTGGTAAAGCGGGATGCTGCCGGCAGTAAAGCCGGTGGTGTTTTTGCTGACCACCCCGGCACGCGTGGTCTCGACGTAGTTGGTCGCCGAGGCGGTGAGCGTCAGTGTGCCATTGGCGATCTGCGTCAAAACGCCGTCGACCGTGATGGTGGCGCCGTAATAGCCCCAGGTCAGGCCGCTGCTGGTCGATTGGCGGCGGCCAAAGCTGGCGGCTGGCGATGCCGCATCGAAATAGGCATTGGCGGTGATTTCCTTGCTCGCCTGGCTTTGGATGATTGGGTCAAAGGTGGGGGTGCTATTTGACATATTTAGTCCTTAAAAATCGGGGAATTGCGCGGGCGGCGCAAAGGCGGCCGAGTACCGGGCGGCGCCTTTTGTGACGCGCATGTCGTCTATAAACCCACTAAAGTGCCGGGTGTTATCGGTCTGCATCGACCCGATATAGATCGTGGCCTGCGAATTGAAATCGACGGCGCACGCCCCGGAATAAACCGGGCTGCCGTTGATGAAAATGTAAAGCACCCCTGATAACCGGCACCAGGCGACATGCGCCCAGGTATTGGCAGGGACGCCCGAGCTGCCCGTATGTTGTGTCGTGCCATCCCACAAAATCGGCTTCAGGGCGGAAAAATCGAGGGCAAAAACCATGTCTGGATTAAGCCCAAAGCTGCCAAAAATATGCTTGTCGTTGACGACCGAGCCACCGCTGGCGGCGACGTGATTTACGTAACACTCGACGGTAAAATCACCGGTTCCGAAAACAAAATCAACGGATGCCGGGATCGATAAATAGTCGCTTACTCCATCAAAATAGGCCGACGAAGCCCCATATTGCTTGTTGGTAGTTGATGTATTTGCATTTCCGCCTGCGGTGACGGCATGGCCTTTGAGATCAGTAAACGTGGTTCCGCCGTTTGATCCCTCCATGTGCAGCGCCAAAACGACCTGCGCCCAGTACGGGTCAGCGCCCGGCAAGCCTATCGTCCCGATCAGCGGATAACCGCGCCCGACATTTGTCGACAGTTGATAGACTTTTACAAAAATCTCTGTCTGCACCACCCCAAAATCCGTCACTTGCTGCGCGCTGGTGTAGCTCGCCGCCGGGGCACTTAGCCCGCTGATTGTGCGCTTGAGGGTGGCGTAGCTGTCGTCGCTGTAAATCTCAACTTCGTAGCTCTCTGTTGTTTCGCCGAGCGTGGCGTCGACAAAATCTCGCCACTCGCCACCGACTCGTGTCCGGCGTATCCACTCAATCGACCAGTCGTTTGTGCTGGAGTGGCGATTGCCGTTGAGATAGACCGGCGCCAGGCATTCCAGATTGACGCCGGTATAGGTGAACTCCTCTTCGCTGGAGCCCGTGGCTGATGCGCCGGCGGTGACGGCGCGATAGGTGCGGGAGACGCCGATGGAATTGAGGTTACTGGTGATGAATGCGACTTTTGACGGGTCAAGAAAAACCACGGCATCAGCGGAATCATGCAGGGCGGCGGCCCATTCGGTGCCAAAGCGCCCGCGCAGCATATCGGTCAGCACATAGCTGCCATCGCCCTGCAGGGTGCAGTTTTGCGCGGCGATGATCTCCCATCGGCCGTGCTCGCCGTAGGCAAAATGATTGGCCCCACTGAGCATTTGCGCCTCGGTGACGCTGGCGAGCACACCACTGGCCAGGCTGACGGTCAGGGTGCTGGCTTTGTCGATCAGGTCAGTGCGGCCGGGGCCGATGGCGTTGCTGGCCGAGCCGATGACAGAGCCCGGCGCGGTGAAGCCTTGTATCGTCGTCCACGTCTGGCCGGCATCGTCGGTGCGACTCAGGATGCCGCCGGGCCAGCCGGACAGGTAGCCCGAGAGCGCGGCCGGGAAGCCGGGCGTATCCGTCGCGTCGAGCAATAGAGGAATATCAAGCAGGGCAAAGCGGGTATCGCCCTTGACCGTCAGGCCGGCGCCGGTCGATAGCCCGACCTCGCCAAGGGCAGCCGGGGTGTAAATGGCGGACGAATTGTATTTTGCCGAGCATTCCAGCCGGCCATCGGACAGGTAATTGATTGCGGTCAGGCGCAGGGAATAGGTGCCCTCGTTGGCGTTGACCGTGATTACATCGCCCGGCTCCAGGTGCGAGTAGCTCGGGGGCAATGAAAACGAGATGTCGTAACGCTCAAGCCAGTAGAGGTAAAGCAGCATTTCGGCATTGCCGGCGGCCTCGCCAGCGGCCATGACCAGCGGCATATCAAGGGCGCTGATGTTGATGGCGTCGGTGTTCAGGCGCTCAGCGTATTGCTCTCCGATATCGTATTCGCGCTCAACATCCAGATATTTCAGGGCCACGCGCCGGGGCAGGATGCTGTCCATCTCGCGCGCGTTGACGATGGAGATCCCCGGCTTTTCGTTGCCGGATCGCGCATCAAGTTCGCTGGCCTCAACGGTGGCGACGGATGACCCGCCGCGCGGCTTGAATTTGATTTTGTAGCCAGACTGCAGCACGTCAAAGGGGAATGCTGCCTGCAGCGGCTCAATTGCCGAGCGGATGGCGCCCACATTGGCCACCCGGTAGCCGCGCACGGGCTTGGCGATGCTGGAAACGTCGATATCGCCGACGGTCAGCAGGTTGCTGGCCAAGACCTCGGCTTGCAGAATGGAGCCCAGATCGGCGCTGGTGCCGCCGATGCTGTGCAAAACCATGTAATAGGAGGGACCATAGAATCCAACCAGCACGCCGATGCCGTCAGCGTAGGCCATGGAGCGCAGTTCGTGGTCATTGGGCGTTGCTACGGCAAACCAGTTGATGCCGTCATAAGTGCCATGCTGCGTCGTGCCGCTGGATAGGGCGTAGAGGCAATCGCCTACGCAAATGTCGTTAATCGAGAATGCCGAGGTGTAGGTGGTCCAATTGACGAAATCGGCGGTGATGCCTACTTCGTGGCTTTGATTGACCATGAGCCACTTGCCGGCGGTTGGCATAAAGGCGATGCGCACCGGGCCCAGGGTAAATGGCCAGAGGTAGGCATCATTGCGGCCGGTATCGGCATTGATGACCGTGATATAGCGGGTGCCGGCACGCCCCATCACAAAATATTCGTCGTTGGCGCCACAGCACTTTTGCGCGTAGCTAGTTGGGTAAGGCAGGTCTTCGGCAACCTTCCATATTTTTCCGTCTTTTGACAAATATACCTGCGCCGTTAACTCGCGGGCGAACATCAAAAATTTTGAGCCGTTGGACGCTAGCCCCCAGTAATTATCACCGGCAATGGCGTTGACCCGCTTCCACGAGCGGCCATCTTCGGTGCGCCAGATGCCGGTTTGGTAGGCCCAAAAAGCCAGGGTGACCTTGCCTTTTGATGCAATTTCAACCGACACATTGGCGCCAATGGCGGCCGGGTTGCTGCGCGTTGTCCAGGTTTGCCCATCGGGCGAGGTCACATAATTTGCTGTGTTGGCGCTTTGGTGCATGGCAATAAATTGCCGGGTATCCCACACCACATTCATCATCGTTCCGAGGCCGGTATAGGTGGCGGTCATGGCACGCGACACAATGCCGCCGCTGGCGATCACCTCGACCTTGATTGGGGCGCCGAGCAGCGTATTGCCGTGGTCTTTTAGGGCCAGGTCTTTGAATACGAGGTAGGCCAGGCCGCGATAGGCCGGGGTGTTGGCTACGCCGAGCGTCGCCTGCATGCGGTCATCGGGTAGCTGGGACTCGTCGCCGAGGTGCAACGTGAACAGATCCGCTGCGGCGTTGCTGGCCATGATGGTCTTCATATCGGCCGAGCCAGCGTCGTAAAACAGCTTGGAGCCAACCCAGATGCGGCGCACGCCGACAATCGGGCCTTCGCACAGACCGACGGCAAAGGTGGCGAAATAGGCGTAAGTGGTGGTTTCGGCACCACCGCCACCGCCCTTGCCGCCGCCTTCGGTGGTGGATACTTCTTTCAGGGCATTGTTTTCTATCCAGAAGACGTTTCCGGAAACGGCAATATTGCCGTAAATCCGGGGAATGTTGGCGCCATAGGTGGCGGTTTGCGTGGATAGGTCAGAGAGGCGCGGGCCAACCAGGTGCGGGCCTTTGGGCGGGTCGACTGCTGCGCCGACGGCCCCGCCAACGGTTGCGCCGAGTGCGACATAACTGGCACCCCAGGTAAAGTATGCAGCGACGGCGCCAACTACTGTCCCGACCCATTGGCCTGTGCTTTTCTCAGCCATAGGCCACCTCGTTAAAGCGATAAATGCGCACGATGCGGCGGCGCCAGGCGTCGGTCAGGCCGTGTTCGCAGACTTTGCCGACCGGCTGATAGGCGTGAATGATGGTATCGCCGGCATAGATGCCGAGGTGCTGCGGATCGCCGCTGAATTTCATCAGGAAAATATCGCCGGGCTGCAATTCGCTGACGCGGGTCAGACCGGGCTGGTTATCGAGGGCAGACTCAAGCAGGCCATTGCCGGGCAGGCGGGCATAACCGGCGTGGTCGACGTGCTCTACTGCCAGCGTTTTTGCAACCTGAATTATCAGCCCGGCGCAATCGAGCGCCATGCCAGGCAAGCGACCCTGATGCACAAACGGGGTATCGAGGCAGGCACGCGCGGCGGCGATGATCTCAGCGGCGGTCATTGGGTGCCAAACTGGCCGTATTGCGAGCCGGTAGGGATGTAAGAGAAGCCGCCGAAGTTGATCACGTTGTTCCACTTGTCGCGACAATCAGCCAGGCGCTTGCGGCAACCGGGGATTAGCTCGTAAGAGTCGCCGATCACCGGCGGGTAGTAAAAAGGCTCGAAGGTTTCGATGGTGCCGTCCGCCTCATGGCACTTGATTTCCAGCGGCTTGAGGCCGGCATTGAGGCCGGAGGTAAAACGCACGGTGCCGGCGGCGAAGTAGTCCGCCGCTTCGCTACGGGATGCATCGCGGATGATGGCCGAGCTGGTGACGGCGGTCAGCGTGCCGGTGATGGTCAAGGGGCCAAGGGCTTTTTTGCAGCCGGCGTATTCCTGCCCGCCGAAGACCTTGCCGCATTGGGCGGTGTAGCTTTTGCCGACCGACTGATTGAGCGCGTCGACCAGCGCCATTTCTTCGACCTTGTAGCGATTATCCTCAATGGTCGTTTTGCCCATGATGCTGGCGACGATCGGTTCATAATCTTCTACCGGGTTGAGAAAGTCGCAGGCGAACAGGTAGCAGCGGGCGCCATCAAAGACCCCTGATTGAATCGCGTCGCGGGTGACGCCGGCGAAGCCGAGGAAGCCATCTAGATCAATCGCCGCCGGGGTCAGGCTGGCGGTGGCTGAGTAGCCGGTAAAGTCGTAACCGGTGCCGGATTGATAGACCTCGTCATTGCTCATGACCAGATCCACCGGGTAGCGTGTCAGGCGCACGGTGAGGCCGTTGGTACATTCAATGCGCAGGCACTTGACGGCGGTTTCGTAGGGAGCGACGGTAGTTTTCATGGGTTGAGTAGCTCAATCAATTCGACGCCATCCACCGAGCGATAACCGGGGAAGTCCTGACCAATCGGCATGGCAGTGTTGAAGCGCACCGGGAAATCGAATTCAAAGCCGGCAGTCACGGCTTCGCCGGCTTGCGGGCGGGTGTTGAAAACTCCGCCGCTGGTGTAGGTTGAGAAGGCGCTTGAGTTGATCGAGGTGGTGATGCTGGTGGGTGTGTGGCTGATGACGGCGGCGCGCAGGCCGTTGATTTGCACCATGCCGACTACGCCGGAAATCTGGAAAGAATCGCCGTTGGCGACGGTATGCGAGGCGACGGTCAGCACGGCATTTGCGGCTTTGCTGATGCCGGTGATCGCTGAGGTTTTGTTCGCGGCCATGGTGATGCGGCCCGTGGCGGCGTCGGTGCTGTATTGCGCAGCGGCCAGCGAGGTGCTGCCGATGGCGGCTAATACCGTGCCGGCAACCGGCTTGTAAATGCTGCGGTAAGGGTAGCCGGTGGCGCCGGCGGCTTTGTCGCGCCCGTAATATTTGCGCAACTGGTAAATGCCGGTTGAGATCAGGCCACAGGGCTGGTCAAATGCTGTTGGCGGCGAGACACGGCCATTGCTTGACCATTCGTCGTAACAGCGCACACGAAAGCCGGCAAAGCGACCGTGGGCGCGGTGATAGACGCCCTGCAACTGGGTGTAGGTCTTGTCGTTGTCGAGCAGGTAGGAGATGTCGAACTTACGCAGCGGAAAGGGGTGCGTCAGGGCGCGATATTCCTGCCCGCCGGAGGTTTGCGAGATGGTGACGGCGTAGTCGTCCTGGTAGCTGGCACCGTAGCGCACCAGGTCACTCAGGCGCTCTTCGAGGAAATCAGGCATAGCGGCGGGCGCCTCCCATGTAGCCTAGGGCCGAGCGGGCGCCGGCGGCGGCGCTGCGACGCACCTCGGCCGAATCCCCCGAGGGCGAATTGACGTGGATGGTGATATTGTTGCCTCCGCCCTGCCCCTGTATCTTGACCGGGATGTTTCGGCCATCGGGCAATGGGACGTAGGCTTCCGGGCTGGCGCCCTCGCCGAACATCGCCAGCTGTGGTGAGTTGGCGATGCCGCCATTGGCGTATTTGTTGAGTGGCAACGGGCCGGCGCTAGTCATGATGCCACCATCCTTAAAGGCAAACATGGCGGCCCAATCGACGGAGGATAGCCACTTGCCGGCAGCGCCGACCAGTCCGCTATCACCTCCGCTTTTGCCGCTGCCCATATCGCCAAACAAGGCTTTGCCGATTTGCGCGGCGGCGGCATCGGCGGCCATGCGCTGAATGGTTTGGCCGAACTTCTGCGCCATTTTGTCGGCGCCATTGGCAAAGGGGTCAAAGAGGAAGTCGGCGAGCGAGCTTTGGATATTGCGCGCGGCTTGCTGAGCGAATTCGTTGGTTTGTTCGGCGGCGGCGCCTTGTTGCTCAATGCGTTTTTTGTCGACTTTGACCAGGGCATCCGACAACTGGCTACGCAGCTTCAATTCTTCTTCCAGATACTTGATCGACTCTTCGCTAGCACCATTGGCTTGTGCTATCGCCAGGGCGTCGGTCAGTCGAGCCTGGGTGACGACGGAGAGCTGCGCTTCAGTCAGTCCGTAGACTTCAGCCTGATTTTCGGCGACGGCTATTGATTCGATCATCTTTTGGCGGTGCGTCAGCATGGCCTGGCTGGAGGACTCCAGCGCGTCGTTGTATTCTTTTTGCTGGGTCAGTTCTTTGTCAGCAGCGACCAGAAATTGCAGCTTGCCTTCGACCAGGGCGCGCTGGCTGGCAGTGACCTTGATCGCCCCGCTATCAATTTGTTGCATGACTTGTGCCGCTTCTTTTTCGGCAGCGGTCAGCTTTTCGGTGGTGGAAAGATCGAGGGCACGGACGGCGATTTGTTTGTCCAGCGTGGCGATGAGTGCCTCAGCCGGGGCGATTTGTTTAGATACCGACCCGCCCTTTGGCTCTTTCGGCGTGGCCCCAAAATTTTGCGCATTGAGCGAAGTATCTTTCGGCTTATCCGCTTGAACCTCACCGCGAACGATCTTGTCGCGGCGCTTGATCGAGCTTTTAAGTTCGCGTTCGGCGACCGATAGTTGGTCCTTTATTTCGTCAATATTGGCGATGCCGAGCGATTCCCCAAACCAGCCTTTTTTGGCCTTGCCGCCTTCGGCATCACTCAACTGCTTGCGTAGATCAGAGACCTTGGCAAAGGCTTCGTTGGCGGACTTGTCGGCAATATTGCCGGGGTTTATTTCACCGCCGAATGCCTTGGTGACGGCAGCACCGATGCCCATAAAGACACCGGCCAGAACGCCTCCTTCTTTCTGCGCCTGAACCATCCAGTCGGTGATGTCTTTCATCGGGCCAACCACGGCGCCGGCCATCTGGCGCGACAAGGCGCCCCATGAGGTGGTCAGGCGCTTGAGGTTTTTTTCGTACTCGTCCGCTGCTTTGGCCTGGTCCGTCGTGACTTTGCCAACCAGCTTTTGCTGCTCGGCCAGGTCATGCATATAAGGGATTAATTCGGCGGCATTTTTTCCCATGATGGCCAGCAGGGCTGCTGTCTTTCCACCACCATCGGCAAACTTTTCCTGCGCCCTGGCGATTTCGACAAAGGCTTCGGCCGGATCCATGGTGCGGAGTTTTTGCAGATCGAGGCCGAGAGCCGCCAGGGCTTTGCCGGCCCCTTTTGATTCATCGTCGGTGCCATGCAGGGCTTTGTTGAGTTTGACGATGGTGGATTCAATCGCGGCGAAATCCTGACCGCCGATCTTTGCGACGCCTTTCAGCGCGGACAGGTTTTCGACGGACGCGCCGGTTTTTTCAGCGGCATCCTTTAGTCCACCCATCGCGGAAATGGCTGAATCGATCTGCCCCTTGAAGGCAGCCAGAGAGCCAACCCCGGCAAGTCCCGTTGCCGCCATGCCGATATTTTTGAAGGAATTGACGAGATTGACGCTAGAGCCGGAGACTTTGCTCAGTGCGCTGTTGACTGAATTGAAAGCGGCTTGGGTTTCGTCTTTGGCACTGAGGACAAATTCGGTTTTTAGTGTCATTTCTTGAATTCTCTAATTTGAATCATGTCCAGAATGACCGAATCAACATCGTCTATACCGAGGTGGTCGCACACCCACGGCAGCATGGCCATATCAATGACGCCACCCATCAAGTTCCAGGCATGGACAGCGACCCGGCTTTCGACCGGGGCTGGGCCGGCTGGTGGTGACGTGCGCTTTGTCGTCACCAGCCATTCGGCTAGACGTTTCCCCGGGCTTCACTCGCCTCCTCGTGCATCTGAAACGAGGAGATGACGCCATTGACGATAGGATTCCAGTGCTGCGGCTGGTCGGCAATCCATGCCACAAAGAGCGCACTGTCGAATTCGACCGGCTCGGGATCGCCGCCGGGCAGCAGATCGGCCTCGGTCATGCCGGGCCAGCCGACGACGTATTTGCAGGCAAAATCAATATCAATTCGGCCATTTTGAATACGCGCCACATCCAAAGCCGTAGAGCGGAGAAT